ACAAACCTTACCCGTGGGGTTGCACGGGGTTAATTCTTAGGGAAACCTATGTCGGAAAAAGAAGCGGGCCAAGTGCTCACAAGCGAGAATGCGGCGGAATTTTATGCAAATCGTTTAGGTTTAGCCGATCAAACGGATGATGTGGCGGTGGAGGCCGAGCCATCAACGGAGGTGGTTGAGAATGAACCCGAGGTGCAAGAGGAAGCCAAACCCGTAGAGGAAAAGCGGGCGAACCCAAAGTTAGAGAAAAGATTTTCCGAATTGACGAAACAACGCGAGGCGGCGAAAGCGGAAGCGGAAGCGGAACGCCAACAAAGGCAAGCGTTGGAGGATAGGTTAAGGGCACTTGAGCAAGTGGCGGCACCACAAAGGCCGAGCGTTGATCAGGAACCGCAACCGGGGCAATTTCAGGATGCGTTTGAATATGCAAAGGCTTTGGCCCAATATTCAACCGAAAAGGCGTTGGCGGAAAGGGATCAACAAGAGGCGAATCGCAAGGCTAATGAGGAAAGACAAAAGGTTATCCAATCTTGGTCATCCAAATTAGATCAAGTGAAAGCCGAATTGCCCGATTACGATGAAATGGTTTCAACGGCTAATGTTGTTGTTTCCGATGAAATCCGTGATTCCATATTGGAATCGGATGTAGGCCCAAGAATCCTATATCACTTGGCGGAGGATTTGGAATACGCGCAAAAGTTGGCGGCCATGCCCACGCGGAAAGCCTTGCTTGAATTGGGAAAATTGGAAAAGCTATACGAAAAGGCGGAACCGGCTAAGGAGACTGCGGTCAAGACAAGTAAAGCACCCGCACCGGTGCGTGCCTTAAAGCCAAGCGGAGGTGTTGCGGATATTCCCATTAATTCAAGTGGTGAATTTCACGGCACATATCAGGCGTGGAAAGAGGCGCGGCGGGCGGGAAAAATCAGGTAATTTTTTTAAGGAAAGATCATGTCAAACAATTTATTGACGATATCAAAAATCACGAACGAGGCTCTTATGGTGCTCGAAAACGAATTGACGTTTACGAGCGAGGTGGATCGCAATTACGATGATCAGTTCGCAGTGGTCGGTGCAAAAATCGGTAACACGGTTAATGTTAGACGTCCCGGACGCTTCATCGGTACCACGGGTCCCGCGCTAAACGTTGAGGATTTCAACGAAACTAGCGTGCCCGTGACACTAAGCACGCAGTTCCATGTGGACACGCAGTTCACGACCCAAGACTTAGCGCTAAGCCTCGACATGTTCAGCGACCGAGTTTTGAAACCCGCAGTGGCCGCCATAGCCAATAAGATAGACCGTGATGGATTGGTGATGGCTAAAAACAATACCGCAAATATTGTTGGCACGGCCGGAACACCGCCCACAGGTTTGATCACATATCTAACCGCCGCGGCTTACTTGGATGCGGAGGGCGCACCCCGTGATGGCCGCCGGTCTTGTATCGTGGAGCCATTCACATCGGCAACCATTGTTGATTCACTAAAAGGCTTGTTTGTTCCACAAGAGGCCATTGGTGAGCAATACAGGAAGGGGCTGATGGGCAGGGACAGCGCGGGGATGAATTGGAAAATGGACCAGAACGTGGTTAGCCAAACCTTTGGCAATAGCCCTACGGCCGTTTTATCGTGCAATACAAGCACCGCAACGGGATTTTTGACATCAGGATGGGCACAGACATCAACAATCGCACTTAGCGCCACAACGGCCGCCGGTCAATTGAATGTTGGTGATGTGATTCAGATTGCAAACGTCTATGCCGTTAACCCACAAAACCGCCAAGCCTATGGTAGCAACAAGCTAAGAAACTTTGTTGTCACCGCGGCCGCCACGGTTGCCACAAGCGGCACAACTAGCGTCACCGTTAGCCCCGCCGTTATTACCGCCGGCCAATTCCAAAACGTTAGCGTGACAAGTGCGGGCGCAAGCACCGTGACACCATTTAACAATAGTGGCACCGTTTCACCCCAAAACATAATCATGCACAGGAACGCCTTCTGCTTGGCGGTCGCGGATCTCGAGTTACCCGAGGGGGTACACTTCGCGGGCCGTGCAAGCGATAAAGAAATCGGCCTTTCCATGCGTGTGGTACGTCAGTACACCATCAACAATGATTCGATTCCAACCCGTTTGGATGTCTTATATGGATGGGCACCGTTGTATCCCGAATTGGCTTGCCGTGTTGCGGCTTAACGTTAAACATTAGGAGTAAAAAATCATGGCGAATCCCGGACCAGCAACCACAGTAAGCAATCACCCACAAAACTTGGCCACAAACCAAGCCTTGCGTTTGATTGCATCCGCACAATCCGTTAACCTAGCCCTAGCGGGTGATACCGCTATGACGGTGGTGGATGTTTCTAAATTTGTTCCCGTTAGCGTGTTGATCACCAACGGCCTTAACAGTAGCGGCGCAACAACCACTATTGCAACGGCAACCGTTGGCGTTTACACCGGCGTGGGCGCAACAGGATCAACCGTGTTGACAACCGCCGCGTTGACAAGCAACACCGGTGGCCCTTATGTGACAACATCCACGGCAACAAATCCCGCAACCGCAATTTCTAACCCATCCACAATGTATGTGAATGTGGGCACAACGATTGCCGCCACTTGCGATGTATTTGTTTACGGCTATGACCTTACATTCTTACCATAATGTTTAGGTAAATACGAAAAAGGCCATCCACAAAACGGGTGGCTTTTTTTATTTTTCAAGTTACAATCAACACAAAGGAGTTTTTATGTCATTACAAACAACAATCCTTAGGGGGAATATTCTTAATTCTTTCCTTGTTTACCCCACTTTATCGCCCGCCGCCGTTTCTGGCACACAAGCAACACAAACATTCACGATCCCCGGCCTTGTGGTCAACGATTTTGTGAATATTTCCTTGCAAGGTGCCCAAACAACCGGTGTGGGAATCGCTAACGCGTGGGTTTCGGCCGCTAACACCCTTTCTATTCAATTCACCAATAGCACAGGATCATCGGCAACGCCAGCATCCGGTGTTTATACACTTGGTGTTGATCGCTTAGAGGGCACGATCCTACCAACCAATGCGGTGTAATCATGGCCGGATCAACCGTTCAACGCAACGCGGGTCAGACGTATTGTCTTAGCGTCACCAATAGTGCCCATTCAAGCACTTTGATTGACGATCAGACAAACGATCAGATCAACTACTGCTCATTCCTAAACACGGGCGCATCGCCCATTGCGGTGAAATTTGCGAATTATTCGCCATGCCCCGCCGCAACGTTTCCGAGTGATGGCACGCCGGGGGATTATGTTTTGCCCGCGGGCATGACAAGCCCCCTTATTTTGGCAACGCCTACAACGCCGTTTTATATGACGGCGATTAGCAATAGTGGCACGGCGGGATTGCTTTATGTCACCCCTGTTGGTGATCAAAGTTAAGGATTATCTATGACGAATCAAGTTGCCACTACAGTAACAACGCAAATTGTTCCGGTTCAGGGGCAATTTGATTCCAATGGAAATTGCATTGCTTTGATTGGGCCGGGGGGGGTGGCGTTTTATCCGCCCCTACCTACAACTTTAACAACAACAAATATTTACGCAACAAGCGAAATTGGCTACGCAAGTGGCAATTTTGGAACTGTTACGCAAACGAACAATAAAACCACGGGTGTTACAGTAAACACATCAAGTGGGCAAATTGTTACCGCAAATAGCCAATTAGCACCTAGCGCACAAGCCGTTTTTACCGTTACAAATAGCCTAGTAAGTGCAAATGATAATGTAATTTGTTCAATTGCAAGCGGCGGCACGCAAGGCGCATACAATGTATTTATTGCCGGAATTGCCAATGGATCGTTTGTTGTGGTGATCAAAAATAGCACCAACAATGCGTATTCTGAGGCGGTGACAATCAATTTTTCAATTTTGCACACATCTAGTTAAGGTGAAACAATGGGCACATTAGTCTTTCAAGCCGCCTTGGGTGGGCAAGTATCCGTTACGGGCCCAAACACCGCATCAAGCTACACGATTGCCGTGCCCACGGTTAACGGCACGTTTGTTACAACCGGAGATACCGGCACGGTTTCCAACACAATGTTGGTCAATAGTAGCACCACAATTAACGGCACATCGATTGCATTGGGCGCAAGTGGCACAATCACCGCGGCCAACCCAAATGCGCTAACGATTTCCACAGGATTAACCGGATCATCTTATACCGGTGCAAGCGCCGTGACGATTGCAATCGATACATCGGTGGTTGCCACGTTAACCGGCACACAAACGCTATCGAATAAGACGCTAACCGCACCGGTTATTTCCACGATATCCAACACCGGCACGCTAACATTGCCCACAAGCACCGATACATTGGTTGGGCGTGCAACAACGGATACGCTAACAAACAAATCGATTAGCGGATCAACAAACACATTATCAAACATTGGGAATTCATCGTTAACCAATTCCACGGTTACCATTGGATCAACAAGTGTGGCTTTGGGTGCCACGGTAACCACGTTTGCGGGCGTTACACTAACATCGCCAACACTTACCACACCCGCGCTTGGCACACCATCTAGCGGCGTTTTAACGAATGCCACGGGTTTGCCGATTAGCACGGGTGTTAGTGGATTAGCAACCGGAATGGCAACATTCTTGGCAACGCCATCTAGCGCAAATTTGGCCGCCACGGTGACGGATGAAACCGGCACGGGCGCATTGGTGTTTGCAACATCACCCACGTTGGTGACACCCGCTTTAGGAACACCCGCAAGCGGTAATTTGGTCAACACAACGGGCTACACAACGGCTAATTTATCGGGCACGATTAGCAACGCACAATTGGCCAATTCAACCATTAGCGGTGTTTCGCTTGGTAGCAATCTAGCCAATCTAACGGCGGGCACAAACATCACGTTCAGTTCCGGATCAACCTACAACGGATCAACGGGCATTACGATTAATGCAAGCGCATCGCCACAAGTGTATCCCGGTGCGGGGATTGCTAATTCAACCGGATCGGCTTGGGGCACATCGTATTCAACCACGGGCACGGGCACAGTAGTGGCATTGGCCACATCGCCAACGTTTGTCACGCCCGCATTGGGCACGCCATCTAGCGGCACATTGACAAATACAACGGGATTTCCGGCCGCCAATCTAGCGGGCACGGCATTGCCATCGGCCATCGTTACATCTAGCCTAACAAGTGTTGGCACATTAACAAGCGGCGCAATTGGTAGCGGATTCACCGCAATTCCGAATAGCGCATTGGCTAATTCAACCATATCCGGTATTTCTTTAGGTGGTAATTTAGCTAGTTTAACGGCCGGAACAAATATTACTTTTAGTAGTGGCACAACTTATAACGGGTCTACTGCAATTACCATTAACGCATCAGGCGGTGGTGGTGGTTCGCAAGCAACCGCAACGGCATTGGGTACTGTTTACGCTTTGCAAACCACAGGCGGTGGTACACCTTATTTAACTGCTTTTGGATATAACGCTGGTGTAAGTACAACAGGAGCAAGTGTTACTGCAATCGGTACACAGGCGCTTTATAATAACACCACAGGCACATCAACTGTGGCGGTCGGTTATCAATCTCTTTATACAAGTTCATGTTCTTATACAACTGCTATAGGTTATCAATCAGGATTTAAATGTTCTGATACATCAACAGGTGAAATATTTGTAGGATACCAAGCGGGTTATAACCAAACATCTGGACTTCAGAATACGATTGTGGGAGTATCTGCGGGATATACAAACGTAACAGGTGCAAATAATACTTACAATGGTTTTAATGCTGGATACTACCAAACAGGAGGAACTAATGTTGCTGTTGGTTCATTAGCATTAGTTGGTGCATCAGGAACATCAACAGGGGCTAACAACACTGCCATAGGTTATCAAGCGGGATATAGCAATACCACAGCATCTAACAATACGGCAGTTGGTTATCAAGCTGGATATTCTGTAACAACTGCCGATAGCAACACAGCAGTTGGTGCGCAATCTCTTTACACAAACACGGGGTTCTCAAATACAGGTATAGGTGTTGAAGCACTTAAATACTCTACAACAGGAGTTGCTAACACCGCTGTTGGTGGTCGTTATTATGGCAATTCTTATGGGCCATTAAACCTTAACACAACTGGCTCATATAACGTAGGTGTGGGTACAGGCGCATTAGGAAACAACACAACAGCAAATGAAAATACAGCAGTAGGTTATCAAGCCCTTTACTCTAACCCAGGAGCAAGAAATACGGCTTTAGGTTCAAATGCCCTTGGAAGTTGTACTGGTACATATAATGTTGGATTAGGTGCTTATGCTGGTGGCAACGCCATTAGCGGCTCTAGTAATATTATGATTGGCTATCAGGCACAAGTTAATTCATCTAGCGATAATTATGAAATAGTTATTAACGCTAGTGGCGGTGTTTTGAATGGAAAAGGCGGTTCTACGGGTTATATATACGCTGGTGGAGGTGGAACATACCAAGGTAATAACTCTGCATCATGGTCTACAACTTCTGACCAAAGATTAAAGAAAAACATTGTAGACAACAATGTTGGTCTAGATAAAGTTGTACAAATACAAGTGCGTAACTTTGAATACCGAACAGAAGATGAAGTAACAGATTTACCTAAACATTCAGCGGTTAATATTCAAGGCGTTCAGTTGGGTGTTATCGCTCAAGAGTTACAACAAATATTGCCTGATTGTGTGAAACAAGAAACAACTGGTGTTTTATCAGTAGACCCAAGCAATATTACATGGCATTTGATTAACGCAATCAAAGAATTGAACGCAAAAGTAACCGCTTTAGAAACTAAATTAGGAGCATAACATGGCTCAAGTCAATTCATGGACATGGACAATCAACAATATGCAACAATGGCCTAGCGAACCAAACGCAGGGTATGTTGTGAACATTAACTGGACTTTAACAGGCACAGATGGCACACAAACCGCAAGTATTGGTGGCAACACGCAATACCCTGTAACTGAAGCAACACCAGGCTTTACACCATATTCATCTTTAACCGAGGCAACAGTTATTGGTTGGGTGCAAGCATCTTTGGGCGAGCAAGGCATTGCAAATTATGAAGCCAACGTGCAAGGCCAAATCAATAGCCTTGAGAATCCCCCTGTTTCACCAACAACACAACCACTCCCTTGGACGGCATAATGGAAACAGTTACTTTATCAACAAAATTAGTTAACCAAGTGTTAAGCTATTTGGCCACTAAGCCGTTTCAAGAGGTTGCGCCTTTGATTGATGCGATACAGGCCGAGGCAACACAAAAACAAGATATTGCGCCCGATCAACACGTTGTTATACCCGCATAAGGATAAGACATGACCGCCCCAATCGACATTATTTCATCGGCATTGAAAGATATTGGCGCATTGGCGGCCGGTGAAACACCCGATCCGGCGGCGGCACAAGATGCGTTTGTAATGATGAATCGAATGATCGATCAATGGTCAAACGAACAAATGATGGTGTATTACAAAACGGAAGTGATCTATCCAATTACACCGGGGCAAACGCAATATACCATCGGGCCGGGCGGGGAAATCGGCGCAACATTTACCGGATCAATTGTTAACAACGTTTTAACGGTTACCGCAATCACAAGCGGCGCTATTGCTTTGGGGATGACACTTAGCGGCACCGGAATTACCACGGGCACAAAAATCAATGGGTTTGCAACCGGCGCGGGCGGAAATGTTAACGAATTGGGCACCTATTTGCTTAATATTAGCCAAAACGTTGCAAGCACAACAATCAACGCGTTTTATCAACGCCCACTAAGCATTAATTCCGCCTTTGTTCGGATTAACACCAATTCTAATGGTGTGCCAATCATTAACGGCGGATTGGATTATCCGGTTGCCGTGTTGAATCTAGAAAATTACAACATGATTGGCCTTAAAACGCTAAGCGGCCCGTGGCCAAAGGCGGTTTATTACCAACCAAGTGATCCATTGGGAAACATCTTTGTGTGGCCAAACCCATCACAGGGTGAAATGCACTTATTTTGCGACACACTATTTAGCAATTATGTAACGATTAATGATCCGATCATATTGCCCCAAGGCTATGAAATGGCTTTGGAATGGTGCCTAGCGGAAAGATTAATGCCTAGCTATGGAAAGGCAAGCGCAACGCAAATTCAGATGGTTAACGCATTTGCCGCACAAGGCAAATCAACCATTAAGCGCACCAACATGAAACCGGTGCAAAATGCGGCTTATCAGGATGCGATTTTGACATCGCGCCAACGTGATGCGGGTTGGATTTTATCGGGCGGTTTCTTTAGGTAAGGATTCAAGATGCCGGATTTTGGCTTTGTTGGCGCAAGTTACACCGCACCATCCATTTATCAGGATGCGCAGGAGTGTATAAATTTCTTTCCGGAGGTTGATCCAACGAAACAACCGGGCGAAAGGGGTGTTGTTGCGCTTTACCCAACGCCGGGGCTAACCACGCAATTGGTTTTACCGGCGGGGGCGGAGGTGCGGGGATTGCGAACACTAAGCGGCGGAACACAGGCTATTGCGGTTTGTGGTGCCTATGTGTATCTTTTATCTAGCAATCTAACACCAACGATTGTGGGCATTTTAAATAGCGCAAGTGGCCGTGTGGGCCTAGTTGATGATGGCCTATATGCTTACATTGTTGATGGCACCTATCGCTATTCTTGGCGCATTTCAACGCCTACAACGGCTATTTTCACCGGATCAATTAGTGGAACAACGCTAACGGTTTCCAATATTCAAAGCGGCACCATTGCAATTGGCCAAGTGCTATTTGGCGTTGGTGTATCGCAAGAAACGGTGATTACGGGCGGATCGGGCACATCGTGGACGGTGGATATATCGCAGACGGTTGCAAGCACGCTAATGAATTCATTGAATACATCTAGTTTCACCGGCACAATCACAACCGGATCAACCAACGCAACGTTAACAACCACATCAACGCTATATTTGGGGCAAACCATTCAAGGCGCAAGTGTGCCTAATAATTCGGTTGTCATAGCCATTGGCACACCTAGCGGCGGAAACAATTTATATACGCTATCAACCAACACCGCGGTTGGATCGGAAACAATGTATGCGTTGGATTTCACCGTTTTGCCTAGTTCCGATGGCGCGTTTTCCGGCGCAACAACGGTTGATATCATTGATAACTATTTTGTTTATTCCCGCCCATCTAGCCAACAATGGGGATCATCGGATGCACTAAGCCCCATATCGCAACAATTATCTTTTGCATCCAAGGATGGATCACCGGATCAATTGGTTGCGTTGATTGTGGATCATCGGGAGGTGTATTTGTTGGGGGAATCATCGAGTGAGGTGTGGGTTGATGCGGGTTTGTTTCCATTTCCCTTTCAACGTATACCGGGCACAAGCACACAACACGGAATTGTTGCCCAAAATAGCGTTAGCCGTGTGGGCAATAGTTTTGCTTATGTAAGCCGAAATCTACGCGGCCAAGGCCAAATCATGCAAATGAATGGCTATATTCCGCAAAGAATAAGCACGCACGCGGTGGAAAACACGTTAGCAAATCAGTATATTAGCGATGCGATTGCGTGGACGTATCAATTAGAGGGCCATGAGGTTTATGTTGTTTCGTTTCCTACAATTAACATCACTTGGGCTTTCGATTCCACAACGGGGCTATGGTTTAAATGGCTATATTGCACCACGGCAAACCAATACCAAAGGCACCGAGGTAATTGTTCGTGTGTATTTCAAGGCATGGTGTTGGTGGGTGATTACGCCAACGGAAAAATATATGAATTGGATAGCACCAATTACACCGATGATGGAAATAACATTAGGCGATTAAGACGCGCACCGCATTTGGTTTCGGATTTGCAAAGGCAATATTTTGAGGAATTCCAAATTCAATTCCAACCGGGCGTTGGGACAACGGGGCTATCGGTTTCGCCCTTTATTTATATTGGCACGCCATATATACTTTACCCAACGGCCACATTAACGATTCCGGCCACACAAACCGTTGTTTTAGGATTTGCAACGCTACAAAATCAAACCACAACGTTGCCACAAGCGATGTTGCGTTGGTCTGATGATGGCGGTAGCACATGGTCTAATGAACATTGGGTAACAATTGGCCAAACCGGAAAGTATAAAAACCGCGCCATTTGGCGGCGATTGGGCCAAGCGCGTGATCGGGTGTTTGAGGTGGTGGTGACCGATCCGGTTAAGGCCGTGATTGTTTCCGCTAATTTAAAGGCAAGCGGGGGTGAAAATTGACAATTACCACTAACACATCACAATTACAACCTTATCCACAAAGTGAATTTTTGGATAAAGTCACCAATCGGCCTACACGGGCATGGCAACAATTTTTCTTGAATTTGTTGAACTTTACCCCTAGCACAACGGCAACCGCGGGATCGGGCACATTGCCCGCCCATCCGGTTGGATTCATAAATATCACGGTAAATGGGCAACATTTTAAAGTGCCGTATTACAATATATAGATGGGGGAATAATGACAACAACCGCAATATCAAACGCCGTTTCCGATGCCGCCGCGGGGTTGCCATCGGGGTGGACGCAATTTGTTTCCGATAACATTGGATCGGCCACGGGGCAACAAGCCATTGTGCAAGCCGCCGCCAATTTTGGCATTACAAATCCATCGACAATTGCGAGTTTAGTAAATCAGGCCACGGGCATGAATGTCACGGCGGCACAAGTGCAATCGGTTGCGGCACCCACACCAACACCTACACCAACACCTACACCGGCCGCCACAAGTGGCACATCGCTTTCTAGCATGGCGGCACCGCAATTTGTTGCATCGGCCGCACCGGGCGCGGTTGGCACAAGCTATGGCCAAGCATCTAACGCGCAAATTGGTGCGGCGCAACAAGCAAATCCCGATCTTTCGGCCGCATTGCTAAATGGCACGGCCGCGGTTAATTACGATGCCGATACGGGCACATACAATTTAATTAATACGCAAACCGGATCGCCCATCGCGGGCAATTATCAGGTGCAAGTAGGCACAAACGGCGTTGGGATCAATATTCCAAATCCTGATGGTTCAATGGTTCAAGTTGCCGTGCAACCCAATGGAAATGGTGTTATTCCCCCGGTTACCGCCGCAAATGTGCAAAATGTTGGCGTGAATGCGGGCGCGGGTGGATTTGCCGGTGGTGTCAATACCCTAGCAAACGCGGCCGCACCCGGAATTGCATTGCTTGCGGGTGCAAATTTATTGGGTGCCGTGGGTGCCACGGATGTTGCGGGCACGGATTTATTGGGCCAATCCGTTGGTGCCGGTGCAATCGGTAGTGGCACCGCCGATACGGCGATTGGTGCGCTAGGTAGCACGGCGGCGGGCAACGCAATAGCGGGCACCGATTTGCTTGGTCAATCGGTTGGATCGGGCGCAATTGGTGCGGGCACCGCGGATACGGCAATTAATGCCCTAGGAACAACGGGCGCGGGCACATTGATTGGCGGTGGAACAATAGGAGCGGCGGGCGCGGGAACAACATTAGCGGATGTTGGTGCGGGCACGGCGGCGGGAACGGCCGCGGGCACGGCGGCGGGCACAGGTGCCGCAACAGGGGCGGGTGCAAGCACGGCAACAGGTGCCGGTGCGGGCGCGGCCTCCGGTGGTGCGGCAAGTGGTGCCACGGGTGGCGCGGCAAGTGGCGCAACTGGTGGTGCCGCAAGTGGTGCGGCCGGTGGTGCGGCGGGTGGTGCGGCAAGTGGTGCCGCGGCGGGTGCGGCGGGTGGTGCGGCGGGTTTAACGGCGGCACAAATAGCGGCTGGTGCCACAATAGGTGGATCATTGCTTGCAAATAATATTGTCAATTCGGGAAATACAAGCGCCGCCGCAACACAAGCCGCCGCGGGTCAAAATGCTTTAAATACTATTGGCGGGTTTTATAGCCAATATGCGGCCGCCCAACAACCATTCCAAAATTTGGGAACACCGGCGGCGCAAGCGATTACGAATAACTTGCCTTATTTACAGAATCAATTTAATAACCAAGATTTAACCGCACAATTAGCGCCTAATTACGCATTTCAATTACAACAGGGATTGGGCCAATCACAAAACGCGGCCAATGTTGGCGGTGGGTTGTTAAGCGGAAATACTTTACAAGGGCTTAACACATACGCACAGAATTACGCACAAGGCGCGTATCAAAATGCGTTTACTAATTACCAAAATCAACGTCAAAACATTTACAACAATTTGGCGGGTGTTGCCGGTCTTGGCCAAACATCGTTGAATCAACTCGGTTCCGTTGGTGCAAATTTGGCAAATACATATGGAAACGTTACAACAGGATTGGCCGCATCACAAGCCGGTGTGCAAGTTGCTAACGCACAAAACCAAGCTAATACATTGCAAACCATAGCTAAAACTGCACCCTTACTTTTGACTTAAGGAAAAGATCATGCCGGTTTTTACTAATTATGGAACAACGCCATCAACATCGTTAAACGATATTCTTGGGCCAATGCAACAATTACAACAATATAAGCAAGCGCAACAATTAAACCCGTTGCAATTGGAAAAAGCACGCTTGGAATTAGAAAGACAACAAGCAACGCAAGAATCAGAGATTGAAAGAAGCAAATCGCTATCTAGGGAACAACGCGGAATAGAACAACCCAATATTACCGTTGCGGAACAAGCGGCGCGGAAAGCGGAAATTGAGGCCCGTAGGGCACAATATGATTTAACCGGCACCCAAGCCGAACACATGAATGACGAATTGGGTGCGTTAATTCCCAACAAAGATATTCAAAACATCAATCCAAAAGACCCAAAATCGGTTAAAGCCGCTAAAGATGCGGTGATTGCGGCACAAGAAAGATTGGTTGGCCGTGGGATTGATAAGGGATCAGTTGAGGCGCATTTACGACCAATCTATACTTTGATTGATGAAAAGCCGGAGGCGTTGGGACAAGCATTAACGAATATTGTGCAACGTGGCCAAAACACGCAACAATTCACACAAGCTAATTTGGCACCTACCGCAATTGGCCAAGGATCACAAACAACATTGATGCCACAATCTTTGTTTCAACCTAATCGCCAACCGCAATCATTAAATATTAATCCCGCACCGGGCACATTCCAAACCATTAACAATATAACTTATCAGGTTGGCCCCGGTGGCGTTTTAACGCCGGTGACAATGGGACAAGGCCAAAAAAACACACAAGCAAACGCCCAAACCAAACCAAATGGGCCATTGCCGGATAACTTTAATTTGCCGCCCGCAACCGGCGCACCGCCCGCGGGAATCCCCGCCGGTATGCCAAATGTAGGGGCAACAAAACCATCGGCCGATATTCCTAAAATACCGTTGGATATGCCGGTTGCCCC